GACAACAGCGTTCCAGACAAAGACCGCTATGTCTTCTTCTGCAACTGGCGGATAGCTGACGGTCGCCCTGTGTTCTTTGGCGGTCAGGAGTACATCGCCATCCCGTACAAAGCGGAGGGGTTTGAGATCCGCAACGAGGGCGTGCTGCCCAACCCGACGCTGACGATCGGCAACATCGGCCTGGAGTTCACCTCGCTGGTCAACAGCTTCGACGATTTGCTGGGCATGACGGTTTATCGCCGCCGCGTGCTGGCCCGTCACCTCGATTCCGGCAGCAACCCCGACGTCAACGCCCGCTGGCCAGATGAGACCTGGTTCGTGCAGCGCAAGGCGTCCGAATCAAAGCTGTTGGTGACGTTCGAGCTGTCGACGCCGTTTGACCTAGATGGGCTGACGTTGCCCAAGCGCCGTGCGTTGCGTTACGCCTGCCCGTGGCTGTATCGCGGTGCCGAGTGCGGGTACACAGGCGGTCCAGTCGCTAACGAAAAGGATCAGCCAACAACGGACCCCGCACAGGACAAGTGCGGCAAGCGGGTTTCAAGTTGCAAGCTGCGTTTTGGCGGCAGTAACGATCTCCCATACGGTGGGTTCCCAGGTTTAAGCCTTTGAACTGGTTGTCACCCGAAGAAATGGACTCAATCCGTTTCTTGTCCTGCGCCATCCCCGACAAGGAGAGTTGCGGGTTTGTCCTTACAAACGGGTCCGTTGTCGTGGTGGAGAACACTGCGAACGACCCGGTCGACGAGTTCGCAATTAGCCCCGACGACTACCTCAAATACGAGGGACGCATCAGGGGCGTCTGGCACTCCCACCTCACACTTTCGGGCTTCAGCCAGCTCGACCAGCAGGTGCTGTCGGCGGACATCCTTCCGTGGGCGGTGTACTGCATGGGGGACGACACGTTCCATCAGTGCAACCCCGAAGGCAGCGCACCCCTACTGGGCAGGCCGTTCGTTTTCGGTGTCTACGACTGCTACAGCCTGGTACGCGACAAGCTGACCGAACTGGGGGTAGACCTGCCCGCCTGGGAACGGGGGAAGTGGGGCGAATGGAACACGCCCACATTCAGCGCGTTCGACGACACATGGAGAAGTGTGGGTCGCCCCGTAACCAACGGCCGCTACCAAGAGGGAGACATCCTGCTGCTGAACCTGGGTGACTACGCAGGCCACACAGACCACGTTGGTGTATTCACTTCGCACCGCATATTTATCCACCACGCAGTGGGTCAACGCAGTCGGGAGCAGGTCTTCGGGAGCTACTGGTCGCGCCGTCTAAACTGGGTTGTCAGACCAAACGAACTGTGGAACGACTCCGAAAAGTCAAACTTCTAGGAGCCGCAGGGCGTAAGTTCGGTCGTGAATTTGAGATTGCAATAAGCAGCCCCGCTGAAGCATTCCGCGCACTGTGCGCCCTCTGCCCAGAACTCCGTGGTTGGGTACTACAACAACACGACAAAGGAGTTGCCTGGCGCGTCGTAACTGACCGCGCCGAGGGCACAGCAGAGGACGAACTCACAATGGAGACTGGTGCGACGACGATCGTTTTTGCACCACAGGTTCAGGGCTCCGGCGGCGGCGGTTTTGGGCAGATCGTTGCGGGCGTGGCACTGATCGCCGTGGCGTTGTTCGTCCCAGCCGCAGTGTTTGGACTTACATCCATGCTGGGCGTTGGCCTGCTGGGCGGCGCTTTGGTACTCGGCGGCATCGCGCAGCTGCTTACACCCACACCTGTACTGAAGGAGCAGAAGAAAACAGGCGAGCAGGGCAGCACCGAACTCGAATCCAACCTCTTCACCCGCAACTCAGGAAACGGTGCGCAGGGGGAGGTGGTCCCAGTGCTCTATGGGCAACGACGCATACCAGCTCCTCGCGTTGTCTCCTTCGACCTACGTCTCTTGCCTAAGTCGAGGCAAGTGACTGTTGCGGGCACCAACGGCCTGCTGGGTTACGTCAACCAACAAGATCTCTAATGACTTACATCTACGGCGCTGGTGGTGGCGGCGGCAACAGCGGCAAGCGGCAAAAACAGAAGGAGGCCCCCAGGCCACAGATCACCCAAGACGATCCAGAGCTTCGGTCGATCAGCTTTGCGCAGATGCAGTTCATGCTCTGCGAGGGCGAGGTCGAAGGCCCAGCATTCGGCAACACAAAGCAAGGACTGGAGCGCAGTGTCTTTTTGGACGACACCCCTGTTCGCGATGCGGCCGGGAACGTAAGCCCCCAGCCTGAGGATCTTGTCTTCAGCTGGGGCCGCCCGCACAGCGAACAATCCGGTGTGCCATCTTTCAGCCGTGTCAGCAACACAATCGGCGTCGACACCCTTGTCGAATTTGGCACCCCCGTAAGCCAGGGCGTCACCGCTGACGTGGTTGGTGGGCAGTACTACGCCCGAGTCCTGCTCACCTGGCAATCCCTCTACGTACAAACCGTTGACGGGGAGAGGACTTCAGGCAATGACGGCGACATCAGAACCTGGGTCGTTAAGTACCGCATCCAAGCAACGGACAGCCTCGGCACTGTTCGCACCTACTTCGACGGGGAGCTGGAGGGCAAGTTCAGCAGCAGCTTCCAGAAGGCGCATGAGTTCCCCCTCGAAGGTGTAGGCCCCGACTGGACCATCACAGTTACCAGGCTCAGCGAAAACGACGACGCCGCTGACCCCGATGTTGAAGTCCGCCACAGCGTCTTCAACTTCAGCTCAGTTGTGATGTCGCTGGACCAGAAGTTCAGCTACGCCCACACCTCAATGCTGAGCGTCGGCATCCGCGCTGACCAGTACTCCAGTATCCCCAACGTCTCGGTCGAGATGAAGGGGATGCGCATCCAGATCCCCAGCAACTACGACCCAGTCGCCCGTACGTACACCGGCACCTGGGACGGGCTCTTCAAGATCGGCTACACCGACAACCCTGCTTGGGTGCTGCGGGACATGATTTTGAACGACCGCTACGGCTGCGGTCAGTACATCAGCGACGCCGCTGTCGATAAGTGGAGTCTCTACGAGATCGCGCAATACTGCGACGGGCTAGTGGATGCACCTGGCGGTGGATCGGAACCGCGCTTTACCTGCAACCTGCTGCTACAGAGCGGCGAAGAAGCCTGGGGGGTGCTGCAGCAGATCAGCAGCATCTTCCGAGGAATGATGTACTACGCAGGTTCGATGGCAATTGCCGTCCAGGACCGCGACAAGGATGCCATCTACACCTTCAACGAATCGAACACGATCGAGCAGTTCGATGACGGCGGAAAGGTAAGCCAGGGCAACTTCATCTATTCGGGTACCGCCCGCCGTGCTCGCCACACAGTCGTGCTCGCCAGCTGGGACGATCCAGCCAACGACTACGAGACTCGAATCGAGTACGTCTCTGATGACGAGTCGTACTCCCGCCATGGTTACCGGCCATTAGACCTTCGCTTGCTGGGAGTTACCAGTCGTGGTCAGGCACTGCGTGCAGCGAACTGGGCACTGCTGAGTGAGCGGCTGCTGGACGACACCGTTTCGTTCTCCACCAATGAGATCGGATCCGCCGTCCGGCCCGGCGACATCATCAAGATCGCCGACCCAACCAAGGCAGCTTTGCGTGCTGGCGGCCGCATCAAGGAAGTAGCTGGCACAACGATCACCCTGGATGAAGAGCCCCAGAACCCACCAGGGGGGTGGGGTGGAGCGACCTTCAGCTGGATGGCACCAGACGCCGACGGCGAGCCCCAGTTGCTGAGCGCCAACATCACCTCACAGACTGGAGCGGTCATCACGATCGACTCGACGCACGGCAATCCACCTGTTGCGACATTCCCGTGGCTGATCGAGTTCACCAACCGCTCCGCTCAGTCCTTCCGTGTCTTGACAGTTGCGGAGGAAGAGGGCGGCGTCTTCAACCTGACCGCGCTGCGGTACCGCGAAGACATCTTCAACGCGGTCGACTTCGACACCCCACTCCAAGACGACGAGAACTACCTGTTCAAGGTGCTCGCGCCGGGTGTGCCCACCAACGTGCGGGCGCAGGTGATCTGGGACAACAGCCAAGCCAAGATCGAAATCCGCTGGGATCCGCCGACCAATTCCGTGATCCTGAATGAGTACGACCTCACGGTCAGGGAGTACAGGGTCCAGTGGCAGGCGGGCACTAAGAACGACGACAACTCAATCACCTGGTCTGGTGCGTGGCGTGAACTGCCACGCCAGCTGGACAACATCGAGTTGGTACCGATTGAGCTGCTAACCGTTACGGATAAGTACCGGGTACGTATCTCTGCGGTGGGACGACTCGGCCAGGAGTCGGCGTGGTCGCCTCTTGTTATTGCCGATGACATCTGGGTGTGGTTTCCCATGCCAGACATCAGCGGCCCATACGTTGCGCCGCTTGTCAATCCGCTGTCGTTCTACAACCAGTCCACCGGCGGTCAGCTGTTCACCTGGGACTTTGGCGGTCTGCAGATCCCGCCTTACGTCAGCGGCATCCGTTTGGAGTGTCAACCTGAACGTCCGCTGACACCTCGGGAAGCATTCGGCATCCGTGATGCAGGTCCTGATGGTTATTACATCTATGGCGACTACGACTTAGAGAAGTACGGCGTCTGCATCTTCCACGCTGATACCAACTGGAGGATCCGCATTTCGTTCAACACCTTTGTTGTTGGACTGAGGGGGGATAGCTATGCCCAAGAGGTGGTGGACCGCAAGGACTTGGTGCCACCATGGCCGAACGAGTTCACCGTTGTCACCGACACCGACAAGCGCTCGATCGCCCCAAGCCGTCGCTTCAGCTGGGCACTGCCCACAACTGAGATCAACGAGTACGACAACCAGGGCGACCCGTTGGTTACGGATAACTGGCCCCTAGGCAAGGTCACCGACATCAACCGTTTCCAGGTCCGCTACAAGGCAGGCTTCAAAAACATCTGGGATCTAGGTGTCCCCTTGTTTGCTGACGGCGTACCAGGAGACCAGCGCTACTTCGAGACAAACCTGTTCGACGGTGGAACGTGGACGGTGATGATCC